CTATTGAAAGGGCCTTCATTAAATGATCCATAAGATCAGATTCTGTGCCTTTCATATCTGCTGCTATATTTTCAATACCTCCTGTTTCTGCAGGTACTTCTTCAGATGAAATTTCTGTATCTGTCATTTCAACATCTTCAACATCTTCAACTGGTTCTTTATCTTTTTTCTTAGCTTCTTCTAATTCATCCTCCATTGGAGCATCCTCTAAATCACTAACGTGAGCAAAGTAATTAGCCTCATCATCAATATTATCACCATATATGTCTTCTTCTTCATAATCATAATCGTTACTTAATTCAGCAACAATCATTTCTTTGATTTTTGATTTCATTGATGATTTTTTATCATCTTTCATATCTTTTTCCAAAGCATCAATATGTTCAGCATCATCTGCTTCAGCATCTTTATAGTATTGGTTTTCGGTGATTTTTGAGTTTTTTAAATACTCTTTTAGGTCAAAATTATCTGCCATGATTTTAATTTTATTATAAATATTGGTTATTTCTTAATTATGTTGTTTTTGTATAAATATTCGGAAAGCAACGTTCCTATAACACCTATTTTTTGTCTAATGAATATCCATTCATTTTTAGTTAATTTGTGTTGATTATTAAATGCTACAGACATTACCCCAATTAAATGATTATCTAAACTATATAAACCAACCATATAAAAGGATTCGGTACCATAGGATCGGGATACAGCCTCTAAACCATACATTTCACTTCCTTCAATATATTCTGGAATGGCTAGTTCTCCGGTTTTGTATATTTGAGATAATGCTTGGGGGAAGAGAGAACATGGGATATTTTGGAATGTATGTTGTATTGGTGGGGCATCAGGGGATACTTTCTCATAGAACATAGAGAATTTTTGGATTGATTTTCCTGTTGGATAAAAATTACCTCCATTATGGAATTGGGCTATCCATACTCTATCACATTCTAGTTCTTCTAGTAGGATTTGAAGTTGTTCATCTACTAAAGAGTTAAACTCAATAGCCTCTTGCATAGGGTTTGTTTTAGATTTTTTATCCATTTTTAATCGAGCCCAACTTACAGCAATTGGTCCTATTACAGCGGTTATCAACGCTACGAATATAGTAGTTACAAGAGTTATCATTTTTTAAGTGAATTTAAATGTTTTTCAATTTCTTTTAGAGCATTTTGAGCGCGATCTTTATCTATACCTCCAACCCATTTTTGCACTTCACCATTTTCAGAAACATATCCTTCAGAACTATCGGATAAAACACTTTCAAAATAACTTTTATATTCTTCTATTTGATGATCAATCTCATCATTAAATGTTTTATTAGTATAATCTTCCCAAGTACCAGCTAATTTCATCTGGGTTTCGGTTACTGTTCTACAATCTAGACATTCATCATATGCTTTGTAATAAAATGAATCTAATTGTTTATCCATTACATTTTTACATTTTGGACAAAATAAAGGAATGGCAATTGATTTGAATTTATCTAGTTTAGTTATGTTTTCTTTTAAACCATCTTTAATAGTCCAAGTTTTTCCACCTTGTTGCCAAACATCACCTTCTTGGTGATCTTCTTGAACTTCCCCATTGTAACCTATTCCTACAGTAGTACGATTACCATGTTTACCCGCAACTAGGTTGCGTAAACGGTCTACATCTCTTTTTTGGAATTGTTTTTTTAAAACTGAATCTGACATTATAAGCCTAAGTCTTTTAGTTGTTTAATTGTATCATTTGCCGAAGTATGTAATATACCAATACCTCCATTAGATCTCCAAGCTTCAATTGTATCTGCTCTATCGTCTATAAGTATGCGGTTTTTTCCCGAATATTCAGCTTTGAACTTAGCTGGTTTAAAGTAAAGTTTTTTCATACCATCTAAACGTTCAACCCATTCAATTTTCCCTTGTCTTGAGCCGGGATCCCGTGAAGGTGCTGTGAGAATATATGGGTTATATCCTTTAATATAATTCCAAAGTGTTTGACCATCTGGCATCCATTTTAGGTTTAACCAATAATCATATTCTGTTAGGTCTTTTTCTTTTAAACTACGGTTTAATAATCCCCAAAATTCATTTTTATCTTGTAGGGATACGTGTTTGGTATTTTTACCTGTTAACTCTTTATATCCTTTATCAAAATCAACTATTACCCCATCCATATCACAAAAGATGATGTATTTAGGTCTAATAGCTTCATATAAATCAAGAAGATTTGGTATTTTTTTCATATTAAAATTTTGGTAAAGATAATGCCCTAGATCGTTTTCTCCAAATATCTAGTATTTCTTCTTTTTGTTTTGGGGTTATATTTTGGGAATCTAAATACGTGTCTATAACATCTTTAAATTTACGTTTTTCTTTTTTAGCACGTAAATACATTCCTTGTAAATTAGCGTCTACTTCTTTTTCAAGTTTAAAATATGCCGCGTCTGGGAGTGTTTTAGCATCAACTAAATCTCGTATGAGTTGGTCATTTTTCATGTATTTTGAAGGTTTTTCGTTAGGTCCTTCTCCATGGGTTAAATGTTCAATTTCGTGGCGAATCAAATCTTTTAAATTCATAGATATTTCTTCCCAAAATTCAGGTAATTTTTCAGGATCTACTTCAAATCTTACTTCAATATATCCTTCATCAGCATCTGCCCCCCCATTTACTACTAATTTTCCAGTACCAGGAGTAAATTCTATATTTGCATCCACATCTATTGATAAATCATCAGTTTCAAATGTTTGATCAAAACGAGAGGCATCTACTTCATTTTCATAATCTTGTTTCCAATGATTAAATACAGCTGAAGATATATCATTTGTGATTTTATCGTAACGGCCTTCGTTTAAAGTATCTTCAGATATTTCTCTAGCGAATTGGTTTAAACCAAATGGGTCTTTACCTAATTTATCATCAAAACCAGATTTATGTTTATATGGTTTATTCTCATTTATAGGTTCATTATCATATCCACATTTATGACAAATATATAAATCATCTCCACCATCTTTTATATTCCAACTCCAATCGCAGTTATCGCATTCGATTTTATCACCTACAATTTCTTCCGTTAATTCAGATTTTTTAAAAATGCCTTCAGTTAAAGTATCTGTCCAATTTCTAAAGGTCATATTGCCTTTTTCATATGCTTCTCTTTCAATCTCAGGTAAATCTCCGTCTTCGTTTGTATTTTGGGTTTTGATATTGTTTAATCGATTTTCATTATTTTGAATGTGGTGAATCATTTCATGCGCAAATGAACGCATAATATCTTTTGGATGACGATTCATTGTATAAAGTACTATAACGCGATTATTCGGGTCGTAATACGCTGTTTTACCGAAAAAATCACTAGCGTTTTCGTTATCGTTATCTACAAATTTAACTTTTGGTAAAGGACGAATATCCATACCTTTATCTAACATATATTCGGTAAGTGATTTTATGTGTTTTGGATAATCAAATTTACTAGGTTCAGCATAAGATTCATCAAGTGGGGTTTTTGTTAAAATATTCCAAATTTTATCTTGATCATCTTTTGAAAGTTCACTTGGGAGATATTGTAAGAATCTATCTTTTTCTCCTCCAATTAAAGCCGCTCTAGTATTTGTACCACTTATTCTTGTTTCAGTTTCATCTGATTTGATTACTATGGGTTGAATATTTTGGTATTTTCCTTTCATACTATCAAAACGTTTCAAATCACCTAAATCCATTTCTCCTCTAATTCCTACTACTGGGTAAAAGAATTGATCTGGGTTGTTTTTTATTGTTGAAGAGATATCTGATATTGGGGAGGGATTATCTGCTATTTTTATTTCAACATTAGAGGGAAGATATTTTGAATAAATGTCCCATATAGCTTTACTTTCTTCTTTAGTTACACCGTCTCTAACTTTATGTCCTATAAGAACAATTACTTTTTCTACTCCAGTATGTTTTGCCACTTGATTGATCATATAAAAATGACCTAGTGTTGGTGGTTTAAACCCACCAGGTACTAAAGCAATTCCACTTTGGTTTTCCTCCATTAATGGATGAACAATTGATTTAACGAGTGAATTCATTTATTTTATTTTTTGCAGTATCTAAAGTATCAAATTCAGGAAATTTATTAACCATAGATTCAATATCTTTATTTAATTGTTCTTTTTCAGCATTTGATTTTGCTTGTTGTTCTGGGGTTTTGGGTTTACCTACAGCAGATGATGCTTGGAGAAAAGGTTCGAGTAAATCGGTATTATATTCTTTGTTAGCATCTTCGGGATTATTGTTTAACAATATAAAGTTGTTACCAAACATTTCTCTATATGTTTCAATATTTTTATTTACATCTCTCCATGTTCTTAATACAATTCCGGGCATTAAACTCCTATCACGTTCTTGATTACGTTTAAGTGAAGTTAAGGGAGAAACATAGATCATTAACATCAATGTTTCATATCCTAAATCTTCCAATTGTTGTTTTTTCTTTAAAATTGGGTTGGAAGCAGCGCCAGTACCATCAATGATGATATTGTTTTTATCTTCCATTGATTTGGATAATTTATCTTTAGTTGTTTTTCTAGCTTGGGCTTGTAATTTTCCAGCTTGTGAAAGTTGATCAGGAGTAAAATCTTTTTGTTTTAAACCAATTCCACTTGCTTTTAACAACTCCTCATATGTGTCATCGGAATTGATGGTGATAAATGAGTTTGGAATTAATTTTGAAGATGTATATGATTTTCCACTCCCCGCAGGGCCTGCTAAAAATATAGCTTTAGGACTACTTTGTACTTCCTTTAATAATTGAACTAAACTTATCATAATTATACATATTATAATTTTCTTTTAGCGCTAGTCTTAAATTCAGTAAAGGCCGGTGAATGGGATGGATTTTCAAGATCAAATAGTTTTTTTACTGTCATAAAAATATCTATATTTTCTTCTTGTGTGCGAGATGATTCATACATTTCCCATCCTTTACCTTGAATTTTATCTTTTGCTGCTTTTCTTTTGTTTGATTTTAACCATAAAACACCATATCTGTCTATTTTTTTACCAAAACATTCTTCATAACATTTACCATAAATGGCAGTTTGTAAATCATATGTTGTTTGGAGATGGTTGGATGTTTTAAAATCTATAATCCAAAGTTCTGTTTTACCATTAATTTCAATTTCACAAACCATATCACAAGTACCAGCTACTTTAATTTCATCTGAAAATAAATGTACTTCTGCTTCAATCAATTTGGGATTATATTCTTCCCAAAAATCAACAAAACGTAAAAACATCTGCCACACTAGTGGATCATATTGTGGATAACCGGATGGTGATAGAAAGTTTAATTCTTTACCATTGAGATAGTCCTCTATCATTTCATGTGTTTCTGTACCTTGATCTGCAGCTTTACGTACGATATGCTCAGAGGCATATCCTACTTTTTTAAGCCAATCCTCAAAGAACTTACCTTTTGGGTAAGTGCCTAAAACATAAGTAATAGATGGGTAATATTCTCCATTACGTTGATAGTAACGGGAATCTGGCATTGTGATTTGTTTAGCATCATCCGATACTTTTAAAATTCTATTATAAGATGTTTTAAAATTATTTTTTTTCATATTATAGACAATTTTTTCTCCATTAACTTATATTGTGTAAGTGGAATGGTGGTTTGGATTAGTTTTGTAAAATGTTTAAATCCCATTTCGCTCGGGTCTTTCCCTTGCAATTCAACCAAATAAACTTCTTTCCCAACGTCTAATAATTGTTCACAAAATTTAAGTGCTTGTTTAACAGCATCGTTATCCAACGCAATATATATTTTTTGTACTTTTGATTCAACCAGTTTTTTCATTAAGCTGGATTGGATATTTTTACCAAATAAGGGTATAGCATTTCTTTTTATTGCCATAGCATCAAATGGTCCCTCACATAATATAATAGGTAAGTCCCAATTAGTAAACAACTCAAACGGTATAATATCGCGGGAGGTTTCGGGATTGCGGTACTTGGTGTAAGGATCTTTCTCGAATGATCTCGCGGTAAAATAATTTAATTTACCGTTGTTATCATATGAGGGTATAACTATCATTTTAGAATATTGACCTGAATCACAGTATCCTATGTTATATTTAAGGATATCGGATGTTGTAATATTCCTTTTTTTAAGATATGCTAAAGCATGTCTCGCTATAAGGTCTTTATTATTTAAGAATGTTTTAAATTCTTTTGGCAATTCAAGTATAGTTTGTGTTATTTCACCCACATCATAACTTGAAACATTTTTAACTAGTTTTTTTAATTCATGGAAATAACTAGCATCGACTTGGATTTGTTTAAATAGACTTCTTATGGATTTACCTTTTTTACCACAAGTCCAACAAGCCCATTGGTTAATACCTTCAGAACTTTCGGTGAAATTGACTTCTAATTTTGGTTTATGGTGGTGGCAAAATGGACAAGTATAGGATTGGTTACCTCTTGCAGTGCGTTTTCCGGTTCCAAGAACAGAATTTACCAAATTGACTAATAACTCATTTACCATAAACCGTAAAATATGAATCTAGTCTTGGGTAACAAAGTCTTTTGTGAAAAACTTACCGAGGATGTTGGAATTTAAATAATTTTGGGATTCTAAAACACCATATGCAAATTGATATTTACATTCGAAATATGTAAGAAGTTTTTTATTAGGGACTAAATGGAGTATTTCCCTAGTAAATTCATTTTGCTTTCCTTCTTTAATTTTTTGTTTTATAAATTCTTCAGAACCATAATAAGTTTTCCAATCTGATTCTTTAATTATTTGTTTTGTTGTCGATTTTCTACCTCTAGTTATGGGTTGTTCAGCTAACTCTTTTTTACCTAATTTTTTCTTAATATTATGGTATAAAGATTTTTTACCCAAATATGAGGTATTAGTTGGAAGGTGATTTGTAATATAAATGAAACCAAAAGTATTTTCTGGGATATCTGTTATTTCATTTATTTCTTTATTTTCATATAACCAATTTGACATAATTTTATAAATCTAAATTTATTAATATGTTGGTATCTGTGACTGCAGATAGTGGGAGAGGTTGTGCTAGTTTAGCTACCGCTAATAGATTATAAGAATTATCGTATAATCCTACTGTGGTAACATATGGATCAAAAAATGAACCGGTTGCAAAATCATAAATTATTCCACTATTTGAACTACCTGATATTAGGGATG